TCCGCATCGGCAACGGCGAATCCTTTGAGGACATTGCGGCGGACTATCCCGCGCTGACCACGGACGACTTGGAAGCGATTCGTGCGGCGCTGAACGTGTGATGGAGGTGATGAAGTATGGGGTTTATAAGTATGGCGTTTAATGGTTACATTTCACCTGCGGTTGAGGATGCGATCAAGAATGATCAGGGCGGCACGTATGTACTGGATTTCATGAATGGCGGCGGACAATACGACAAGATATTGCGAGACCGCCTGAAGAAGATTACCGGTTATAACGCGTCGAAGACGCAGGTGTTGACCAACAGTGCGGGCGTGTTCAAGTGGGTTGATCAGACCTGAGGGCACTAAAAAAAGAGCCTGTTTTCAAGGCTCTTTTTGGTTTTACTGACACCTTAATTTCAATCCACAGTCTCGAAGAGACTGACGCGTCGGTGCGCTCCAACCGACGACGTAAGTATAGCACAGACGGCAACCCAAAGTCGACAGGTTAAATAAAAAAACATGTGAGGTGGTGAAGGGCGTGGAAAAAGTATCGTCTGATGCATTTGCCGCATTTCTGATCGAGCGGCAGAAGGCCAAGGATGGGTATATCATGGGCGCAACCGGACAGGACCCGAAGAAGTGGAAGAAGGACAGCTGGTGGTTTGCACAGTACAAGAGCGAAGCGCAGCACAACAAGGCGCTGTACTGGCGCGAGCATGCGGAGCGCGTGTGGGACTGCAACGGACTGGCGGAGGGCTATTACGCCGACCGGACGGGCAGGAACATCAATACATACGCGCGACTGAACTACGCGAAATGGTGCGGCGAGAAGGGCAGGGGCATGATACCGGCAGACAGGCGCATGCCCGGCGCGGCGGTGTTCTGGGGGAACAGCGCGGCGAACATTCACCACGTGGCGTTTCTGGTGGAGCCGGTGACAGCTGGGAAGCCGGAAGGCGACTGGTACATGGTGGAAGCGCGCGGCGTGATGATCGGCGTGGTGAAGACGAAGCTGTACGCGCGCAAGCCCGACTTCTGGGGACTGATGACGGAATACTTCGATTACAACGACAAAGACGAGGTGGACGTACCGATGGAGAAAGTGCAGGTAAGCGCGCCGGAGCTGAACGTGTACCGGAGCGCGAAGTCCAGCAAGAAAGACCTTATGATGATCTGTCCGAGCGGCTTTGAGATGGAGCTTGTAGCGTCTGAGGGCGACTGGGGCAGATTCCGCAACCCGAACAACGGCGCGTATGGATATGCGCTGCTGGCCGGGGTGAAAGCGCAGGTGGAGTGATTGGACAGCAGCATCATTTCCGCGCTGATTGCGCTGGGCGGGAGCCTGCTGGGCACGCTGGGCGGCATCATGGTTTCCAACAAGCTGACGGCCTACAGGTTGGAGCAGCTTGAAAAGAAGGTCGACAAGCACAACAATGTGCTTGAGCGCGTTGCGCTGATGGAGCAGAACGAGAAGACGATCTGGCGGCGCGTGGACGAGCTGAGAAGCGAAGTGCATGAGATGAAGGAGGGAAGAGAATATGAACAGGTTTAAGAGCTGGGCGCTGTGGCTTTCCGTGGCCGGTGCGCTGTGGACGATTGCCAACGCGTTTGGCCTGACGCAGAAGATCGGCATCGATGAAGGTACGTTTAAGACCGTCCTCGATGCGGTCGGCGTGGTGCTGATTGCGTTCGGCATCGTGAACAACCCGACGGACGCGAAGCACCTGTAACGGGGTGAGCGCATGAAGGAAGTAAGGGCGCTTGAGACGCTGATCGGAGAACAGCGCCTGAGCGAAGAGGACGCTCGCATACGTGACGAAGCGTATGCGCGCTTGCTTATCTGGAAGACCGGCTGTCAGGAGATTCACGACCGCGCACGCGTGGCACGGAAGATTCTGCTGCTGGACGACCCGTACCAGGACCCGCCCGGCGTACCGCCCGAACAGCGCACAATGCAGCTGCAAACGCTGAAGAGCACGTTTAACAACTGCGTGGCTGATCAGGTGGACAACCGGCCGGAAGCGCTGATGACCCCCGAAACGCCGGACTTGCAGGGCATGGTGGACGATATAAACGACATTGTGCGCTATATCTACGAAGCCAATAACTACTGGTACCTGCACCGGTTCAGGGTGGAGGACTTCATCGGCACGGGCACATCGATCATCCAAGTCATGTGGGATGAGAATATGGCGCATGGGCGCGGCGACGTGGCGCTGATTCGCGTGCCGGTCGAACAGTTCCTGTGGGATCCGGCTGAAGCGGACATTCAGAACGCGCGCGCGCTTTTCAAGGTTTCATGGCATCCGCTGTCATGGTTCCGGGCGCAGTACCCGGAAAATGGCGTGTACGTGGCTGCCGAGGACAACGATTCGCGCGCCGTCGGGCAGGAAGAGAATCAGGAGACCATGCTCTCAGACGAGCACAAGGCGATGCTGCTTGAGTACTGGTACAGGACGTATGACGCGGCGAAGCGCCGGTACACGATCAACTGCATGTACCTTGCGGGCGGCGCGGTGCTTGAGCACCACAAGAACGTGTACGCGCACGGTATGTATCCGTTTGTCGTAAACGCGTTCACGGAGATTCGCGGCCTGCCGGTCGGCGAAGGGCTGGTGATGGAGCTTGCGCCCATGATGCGGTATATCAACCGGTACGCCCACTACATGGACGTGAACATCCGGCAGTCGTCGCACATTCGAATGCTGGTGCGGAACAACTCGAACATCGACAAGCGCGACGTGGCGGACTGGACGAAGGACGTGATTACCGGCGACTCGATCGGCGAAGATTCGGTGCGTTTCCTTCAGTCCGCGCCGCTGACTTCGCTTGCGATGCAGCAGATGTATCAGCTTCAGACGGACTTGAAGCAGGACAGTGGCCAGAACCAGTTCACGCGCGGCGAAACGGCGGGCGGCGTAACGGCGGCGACGGCGATTGCGTCGCTTCAGGAGGCTGGCGGCAAGCAGACGCGCATGCGCACGCATGCGCTGAATCAGGGCTTCCAGCGCATCACGGAGCAGATTTTGTGGCTGGTGAGCGAATACTACGGCGAAAACCGCGTGCAGATGATCACGGGCAAGGACGGCGAGTTCAGAGAAGTCGACGCGTCCGCCTCCCGGCTCATGGGGCGCAGGAGGGGCGGTGCGGTGCCGCCGCCGCCGTACACGGTGCGTATTCAGGTGCAGCGCCTGAACCCGCAGGCGATTCAGAGCCAGAACGAATTGATCATGAACGCGTACACGATGGCGGCGCAGGCCGGACAGCCGTTCCCGCTTTCGGTGCTGTTCGGGCTTCTGACGGTGGACGGAAAAGACCGAATACTGCCGGTGCTGACGCAGCTTGACGCACAGATGCAGCAGATGCAGCAGATTGCCGCCGAAAACGAGCAGTTGCAGGCGACGGTTCAGCAGCAGCAGGAGAGCATTGACGGCATGAAGAAGCTGATTTCACAGCAGAGCGCCGCAGCACAGATGGCGAGCACGGCAGGCGCCGCGCCAGCAATGTAACTTGAGAGACCGGAAACGGTCTCTTTTGTTTTATCTGCCCGCGCATTCACGGGCAAGGAGGAGAAACATGTACGAAGACATGGATACCACGGTCGTTGACACCCAGACTGACATCACTCCGGACGACGCGGGGCAGGGTCAGGAGACACAGCAGGACGATGTACAGGGACAGATTTCGGACAAGCTGCGCGAGTTTATCGGCGAGGTCGAAGGCGAACAGGAGAAGGCCAATCCTGAGACCGTCAAGACCGAAGAGCCGCCGCAGAAGGAACCCGGCTGGCTGAAGATGCGGCTGATGGACGAGAACCGGAAGGGCGACAAAGCCGGTTACGAGCGCGCGCAGCAGGAGATCAAGTCCTACAAGACCCAGCTTGCAGAGATGCAGGCGAAGCTCGACAAGTACGCAGAGATGGAGTTTGAGCAGGAAGCCAAGGATATGGCCGTCAAGGAGGGCGTGCCCGTTGACTTTGCCAAGCGCCTTTTGCGTGCGGAACGCGGATTGAAGCCCGTTCAGAGCACCCCGGCTGTCGATAAAGGGCAGCCCGCGCGCGACGAAAAGGGACGATTCGTGGTGGAAAACACGGCGGCTGAACAGCCCCAGACAGAGGAAGCAGACCCGGTGAAGCAGCAGGCTCAGACGATGTACGACGAGGGCATGCAGGTAAAGAGCGACACCGGCGTTGATGTGCTGAAGCTGTATCTGGAAAACCCCGAAGTGCAGAGACGCGTGCTCAATAAGCAGTGGAGCTTTGCGGACGTTGCGCGCGAGTATCTGCGGGAGACTGGACAGACGCAGACAAGAATGAGACAGACTCCGCCGCCCGTGAGAAGCGGCGGGGCAAGTGAGCGCGGTACGGCCGCCGTCGATTTTATGAACATGACCCCGCAGCAGTATGCGGCTTTCAATAAGAGAATCGACGAGGGATACGAGTACCGCCCGTAAAACGGAGGTATGACATATGGGTGTTTTTTCGAATATTGTTGCTACGCATGATGATGGCCTTCGGGCAATCGAGCAGTACTACAACGCCGGTCTGATTCAGGAGGTCGAACCGAACCTGGTGTATTCCAAGGATTGCCAGAAGCGTTCGCTTCCTCCGAAC